GGATGGCCAAAAGAAATTAAAGAACAAGTTCTTCGAGCTAAGTATGGTGATCTTGTTGATCAAAGACTTTTAGATAATATGTTAGCCGACGATGATCCTTATAGACTTGCCGAAGTGATGGCTACAGTTGAACAAGGATTAAAGATGCAAGAAACAGGCATGGGACCCGATGAAATTGTTGACGCTATCAAAGCGGATATAAAAAGAAAACCAAATGCAGCAGGCGGTGGTGTAGGCTCCATGTTTAGGGGGGTTTAATGATATATATTGGAGCCGATGGAGTAACCAAGTTTTCAACTAAAAAAACTCCCAAATATAAATATAAAAAAGGAAATCAATTTAAAACTTATTGGAGTGATACAGCTCCACCTAGTCCTATAGGCGTTGTGTCTGAAGCAATGGACGCAAAAAGTCTTGCTGCAATGAAACCATACGAAGATAAGTTTGGAATAGAGCTTTTAGATAAAATGGCTCAATCTCAATATGGTAAAAATTGGAGAGATTTAGATAGAAAGAATCAACTTAAATTTTTCAAATCACAATTGAATAAATATGAAGATTTTATATTAGTCAATAAAAGATATCCTAACAAATCAGAAGCTTATAGAATAGGTTTAGTACAATCAGGGAAACGTCAAGCATTTGATTTTTTGGGCGATGATATTAGAAAAGTAATTAAAGATACTTATTCTAGTGGTGAAGGCGGTTCTAAATATATTGCTAATAAACTATCTAAACCACCCTATAAGTTTAAAGTTGATGATGCAACAATTAGAAGATTTATAACTGCAGAAGTTGAGGCAGGTAATATAAAAAGAGTAAAAAAATTTGAAACACAGTTACCTGATGAAACCCTACCCTCCGACAGATATAATATTGTAAGAAAAGTTACACCTAGAGATTTACGAGGTTTTATAGTGGGGAGAAGTAAAACAAAAGTTTTAGCACCACCAGGATCTCGATGGAAAGTATCTTTTGATGCAGCACGAGATCCGGGAACAACTAAAGTTCCTTCTAAGTATCAAGGAACTCAATATTATACCCATCAAGCCGATGCTAATACAGCTTTAAAAGGATATAAAAAATGGTCAAGAGATTTAGCCAAATGGAGAGCTAAAAACAAATCAACGAGAAACTTAATCCTTGAACAAATAAGTGATTTAAATATTGAAAATGCGCATATTGGTGGAATGAAAGAAGGCAGTGATTTAGCTACTGCTCATAGATTAAGTTATAGACAAGTACATAATCTTGGAGAGCTTTATAATAGTGGGAGTTTGGGTATTGAAGATCCCGCTGTAAATAGTGGAGCCATTAGAAGATTTGAAAATAAATTGGACCTTTTATATGAAGAACAAAGAAATTTACTTAGAACTGCAAGACGTTCTACCAATAAAGGGTTAGCAATCCCCCGGAATATACAACAAAGAATAGAATCTAATAATAAAGAGATATCAGCGGTTGTTGATTTAACCGATCAACGTGTTCAAGGAATTTTATTGGATGAAAAAAATTTAAAACCATACACTTATGGAACAAATGCTATAAGAGAATATGGTATGGGTTTAGTGGACAATAAACCTGTAAAAGATTTAACACAGACTGATTTAGATCACATAGCCTTAAATATGGAGAATCAAATAGAAAGAGAAAGAGCGTTAGGAAAAGGAAAAGCATTTTTCTTAAGAGAAAGACAACCTCTTTTAAGTTACCTTAAGGAACTAACACAAAAGAATTGGCTTTCAAAAATACCTCCAAAATTAAGACCCATAGCTTTAGGACTTGGCTTTACTATTGGGGGCATTTCAGCTGGGGCAGCGGCACCTACCAAGGACCAAGTTCCGGGAACCGTGGTTGAAGAAACAGAGATTGAAGAAGGTGGTGGCGGAGGCGGAGGATCTGAGGCTGACGAAACAGGGATCACGGACCAGTCGATGGAATATAATTCAACAACGGGTGAATTTGTAAACACAGAAACAGGAGATCCAGAAACTCAAACAGGAATATTAAACTGGATTGCAGACAATCCAGGTAAATCAGGATTTTTAGGTTTACCCGTTATGCTCGGTTTAGGACAAGCAGTGGGTGGAATGAGAACAGCCCCAGGAAGATATTTAACAAGTTGGACAGCAGCCATTCCAGCCATGATGATTCCAGAAAAAATGTGGCAATACAAACAAGGAATGGAAGCTGGAGAAATGGCTACCGATCCCCTTAATGCATTATGGGCTTTAGGAATTGAAAATAAAGCATCTCTTAAGGCTGCACAAGACTGGTATGATACGTTACCTGAAGGTCAACGAACAAGACTGATGAGTATGCAAAACTTAAAAGATTTAAAAACTACTCAAGGTTGGAAAAATTTACCTTCACGACTTAGAACTGCAATTCTATCTCCTACAGCAGCAGGAACAGATTTAGCATTTCAAAAAAGACTTAAACCTGCATTAAAAAAACTTACTGAATCAGTTATTGGTTCTCCTGGGGCCAAACAAGTTGCTAAAAAAGGATTAGGTGCATTAGCTAAGAGAGTGGGAATAGGACTTGGAGCCGCTGCTCTTTTACCGGCTACAGTTGCAGCGGGTTTAATATCAGCACCCTTAACTCTTGGCTTAGGAGCTTTAAGTTTTGGTTATGCTCAATACAAAGATTACCGAGATGGAAAAGCAATTGTAGATTCAATGAGAGCTAGAGGAAAAATTTCAGAAGAAGATGCAAACAATTATATGTCTCTTATTCTTCAGGGAAGTTTACCGTTTGGTATAGGTAATAGATTATTTGGTGATGAAGAAATGACATTAAGAGGACAAACTTTAGATCCTACTCAACAAAGAGCAGTCTTAAAAGGAATGGAGGGAGAAATTGATATATTCCAAGATGAAAGACGAGATGTGAGAGTTTTAGATAGAGCTGATGATTTTGATTTCTTTAATGAAGGCGGAAGAGTTGGCATGAAGACTGGTGGAATGGATAGAAGAGGATTTTTAAAATGGTTAATGGGCCTTGCTGGAACAGTAGGAGCTGGAGGTTCAGGATTATTTAAACAGGGTTGGAAAGCACCAACTAAACAAGTTGCAGAAACGGTAGCTAAAGAAACTTTAACAACCACTCAACCTGAAATGTGGGTACCTCGTTTAATTGCAAAAATTAAAGCTGAAGGAAAATTATTAGAAATGGCAGATAAAAAATATGTTAATGGAGACATATATGAACATACCATTAATGGAAAAAAAATTACAATGGAATCTAATCCAGTAACAGGAACCACTGACATTAGTTGGTCCGCTCCTGACTATGATTCAGAAATGACTAGATCTATTCAGTTTAATGAAGGAGAAATAATTACTGAAGGAAAATTAGCAGGTCAAAAAACACAGCCTGAAGTGATGTTTACGGAACCGGATAGAAGTACTCCTTATCGAGATGACTTTTCTGATTTTGATCCCGTTACGGATGCAGATGAAACATTAACTTCTATGCAAAAATGGATTGGGGTTGAAGATGCTAAAACAACAGGTCCTAAAACTAGTAATTATGATTTTGAAGAAGGTGGTTATGAAGAATTTAATACAGGTGGAAGAATTGGATATGCAGATCGCGGTTTAGTTGGAACTCCAACAGACGAAGTAACACAATATGACAGGCGTGTTTATACGACTCCAACTGGAGAAGAAGTATCAGAAAAATCGGTGACCATTCCTATGGGAGGAATGTGGATTAATATTCCAAGTATTCATGATGGAAGAGAATATAGTGAAGATCAATTAACAGAAATGATTTTAAAGGGAGAAATTGAACCTACGAGTGTTCATGAAGATAGAGAAGAAGCTATCATCGTAGCAACACAAAGAAGCGATATGATGAAAAGACATAAAAAAGGATTTAATACAGGTGGAGAAGTAGAAACCGGAGCTATTGCAAGAAGACAATCTTTAGTACCTCCATTAGCAGGGCCTAATCCGCAAGGAATCATGGGGTTGCCTTCTGATGTAAAACAAGTTAGAGTAGGTTAACGTAGGAATTATATGGCAGAAATAGACAAAGCGCTCCCTAATAATCGGGAAAAGGTAAAAGTTAATCCAGAAGAAGATTTAGAAATAGAAGTTCTTAATCAACAGAATCAAGCAGATCCTGGAGTTGATGTTCAGGAAAATGAAGATGGTTCAGTAGAGATTGATTTTGAACCAGGAAAAGTTTCACCCTCTGGTGGAGAAGATCATTTTACAAATTTAGCAGAATTAGTGGGAGATGAAATTACGGGCAGATTAGCTTCGGAACTTTATCAACAATACGAAGATTACAGAGCTTCAAGAAGAGAATGGGAACAAGCTTATACAACTGGTTTAGATTTATTAGGATTTAAATATACTCAAAGATCTCAACCCTTCCAAGGAGCAAGTGGTGCTACTCACCCAGTTTTAGCTGAAGCAGTAACTCAGTTTCAAGCAACAGCTTACAAAGAATTATTACCAGCGAATGGTCCTGTTAGAACTCAAATCTTAGGAGCTTCAAACAGAGAAAAAGAAGATCAAGCAATGCGTGTTAAAGATTATATGAATTATCAATTGACACAGGAAATGAAAGAATATGATGCAGAGTTTGATCAAATGTTATTTTATTTACCTCTAGCCGGGTCATCATTTAAAAAAGTTTATTATGATGAAATGGTTGGAAGAGCAGTTTCAAAATTTGTACAGGCGGATGATTTAATTGTTCCGTATTCGGCTACCTCATTAGAAGATGCGGAAGCAGTTATTCAACGTATGTATATGTCGGAGAACGACGTACGTAAGGCACAGGTTTCCGGATTCTATAGCGATATAGAATTAGGAAGACCGGCCTATACGCAAGATAGAGTTCATGAAGAAGAAAGAAAATTAGAAGGAACGAGAAGAACTTATAATCAAACTGATCAAAGTTATACAATTTTAGAATGTCATGTGAATTTAGACCTGGAAGGTTTTGAAGATGTAGATCCAGAAACAGGAGAACCTACAGGAATTAAACTGCCTTACATCGTAACGATGGAAGCTGGGGGTCGGAGAATATTGTCTATTAGACGAAATTATCAACCAAACGATCCTCTGAAGAAAAAAGTCCAATACTTTGTCCATTTTAAATTTCTACCAGGACTAGGTTTCTACGGATTTGGACTTATTCATATGATTGGCGGATTGAGCAGAACTGCAACAGTAGCTCTCCGCCAATTACTAGATGCAGGAACTTTAGCTAATTTACCATCTGGATTTAAACAGAGGGGAGTAAGAGTTAGAGATGATGCACAGCCTTTACAACCAGGAGAGTGGAGAGATGTGGATGCACCAGGCGGAAGTTTAAGAGATGCATTCTTTAATCTTCCTTACAAAGAACCTTCACCAACATTATTACAACTAATGGGAATTGTAGTTGAAGCGGGACAGAGATTTGCTTCAATTGCTGATAACCAAGTAGGAGATGCTAAAGCTCAAGGAGCAGCGGTCGGGACGACAGTGGCTTTATTAGAAAGAGGCTCAAGAGTGATGAGCGCTATTCATAAAAGAATTTATAATTCTTTAAAAGAGGAATTTAAATTATTATCAAATATATTTGCTCAATACTTACCACCAGAATATCCTTATGATGTTGTAGGTGGAAATAGATTAATTAAGCAAGCAGATTTTGATGACAGAATAGATATTGTTCCTGTAGCGGATCCTAATATATTTTCTATGACACAAAGAATTCAATTAGCTCAAACTCAATTACAATTGTCAATGTCTAATCCTCAAATGCATAATATGTATGAGTCTTACAGAAAAATGTATGAAGCTTTAGGAATTAAAAATATTGATCAAGTTTTACCTCCTCCTCAACCACCAGTTCCAAAAGATCCAGCATTAGAACATATTGATGCAATGGCTATGAAACCTTTTCAAGCTTATCGAAATCAAGATCATAGAGCTCATATTACAGCTCACATGAATTTTATGGCTACTAACTTTGCAAGAAACAACCCACCAATTATGGCAGCCCTAGAAAAAAATATTATGGAGCATATATCCTTGATGGCACAAGAACATATCGAATTAGAGTTTGCTCAACAGATTATGGAAGTACAACAACTACAAGCTCAAGGCGCCCAAGGGCCTGAACTTCAACAACAAGTTCAACAACTGAATTTAATGATGGAAGCAAGAAAAGCTGTTTTGATTGCAGAATTTACTGAAGAGTTTATGAAGCAAGAAAAAGAGATTACTTCTATGTTAGATAGCGATCCTTTAGTTAAACTTAAAGCTCAAGAGTTAGATCTTAAAGCTATGGAGAACTATAGGAAACAAACCGAAACTACTGAAAGAGTAAACCTAGATAAAGCTAAATTAGTCCAAAATAGAGAGCTTCAAGAAGAAAAAATGGAGCAAAATGAGGACTTAGCTAACCTTAGAGCTGAAACTTCATTAGTTAAACAAGAGATGTCTAATCAAGCTAAAATGCGTTCTGATGTTATGAAAAGAAAAGACGTAAAGACCTTGAAAGGACCTCGAGAATAGTATAACAATTAATTAGGAGAAAAATTATGAGAAATGATTTTGGAACAAGACCTTACAAACCTAGATTTCCTTATGACAGAGAAGGCATGAGAAAAGGCGGATCTGTTAAAAGAAAAAAACAGGGCTATAAAGATAGAGAAGATGAGTCTTTAGGAATGAGAACTGGAAAAGAATCTGGTAAGAAACAATCTATGAAAGATCGTAGAGATGAGTCTTATGGAAAATGGGGAAAGCGTAAGAAAAAATTTGGTCGTTCAAATAAAGTTAACAAGTAAGGAGCAATATGGCTTGGAGAAATATACTTTTAAACCCTGCTAAAACTGCGGGAAGAGCACTAATGAATCTTGGTGGTAGAGCAAACCTATTAGAAGAAGTAGGTCGTATCGATGCTGAGAGAATGAATCCAAATAGAAGAGCTGAGAAGAGAAGAGTTATTGGAGAACTAAATAGAGGATACAACAAAGGTGGAAGAGTTGGCCTTAAAAAAGGTGGAGACAGTAATTGGATTCAAAAAGCTACTAAAGGTATGAGAAAAGATAAACCTTGTACTGGTAAGAAATTTGGTGGTGCTAGTTGCCCTCCAGGATCTAAAAGATATAACCTTGCAAAAACTTTTAAAAAGATGGCTAAGAAAAGGAAATCATAATGAAAAACGCATTTGGAAAATATTTAAATAAAGATGGCTATTTAAAAGGTGGCTTACATGTAAAAAATGCAGCACCTCGAAATACTACTATGAAAGAAGTTAAAACAAGTGCACCAGGAGTTGGTGTGCAAACACATGGTGGTAGAATGGGATCAGCTTTAAATACACAAAGACCTGATCAATCTAAATTCTTAAATGAAGATGGATATTTAAAGGGAGGAGTACCTATTAAAAATGGCTAAAAAAGATAAAGAACCTTTTTACAAAGGTGTAAATTTTTCTAAATTCACTAATAAAGATGGATATGCAAAAGGCGGAGTGGAATATACTGTGTCTGAAAAAATACCTCTAGAAGATCAAGTTGGTGGACAAAGAAGAATGCTAAAGGATAAGAAATCAAAGGTTAAGTGGTACTAATTTATGGCTTGGTTTAGCCTAGCTAAAATAGCATTACAAGCTGGCGGTAAAATTTACGCTAACAGACAAAAAGCAAAAGTTGCTATGTCTGATGCACAACTTTTACACGCAGAGCGTCAAGCTCGTGGTGAGGAAGCTTACCAGGGAAAATTATTAGAAGCCCGTCAATCAGACTACAAGGACGAATTTGTCCTCGTGATTATTTCGGCGCCCATCATTGTGTTAATGTGGGCAGTTATGTCGGATGATCCGGCAGCTATGGAGAAAGTGAAGCTTTTCTTCGAATATTTCCAGTCGTTGCCATCATGGTTCACAAATTTGTGGATTTTGGTAGTGGCGAGTATTTTTGGGATTAAGGGAACTCAGATCTTCAGGAATGGTAAGAAATAATGCCTTTTAAATCAGAGAAACAAAGAAGATATCTCTGGAAAAATCATCCCAAGATTGCGAAAGATTGGACCGAAACTTATGGCAGTAAACCCGTAGGAAAAAAGAAAAAGAAAGGAAAGAAGAAACATGGCTCAAAATAATGAGTTTATTGTAATTCATAAATTACAAAGAGCAATCAAACAAAGATTGCAAGCTTTATCGTTAAGTGTTACGTCCGGAGCAGTTGACAACTTCGATAAATATAAGTATATTACTGGACAGATAGCGGCACTTGAAGGTGTCTTTCAGGAAATCTCTAACCTGCTAAATAATACAAAGGAGCAAGACAATGACGGAAAAGTTATTAGGATCGACAAAGACCGAAATTCCCAAGATTAAATTAGCATTAGAACCTGCATTAAAAAAGGCAGCTGAAGAAGCAGAAGCGAAACGTAATGTTCCGCCTGCTGAATCAAGTTTGCCTAAACCTACTGGCTGGAGAATTATGGTTTTACCTTTTCAACCAAAAGTTAAAACTAAAGGTGGAATTTTATTAGCAGAAGCAGCTTTAGAACGACAACAGATCGGAACGGTTTGTGGTTTAGTTTTAGGGATGGGACCAGATTGTTATCGTGATAAAAAACGATATCCAGAAGGTGCGTGGTGCAAGAAGGGTGAATGGGTAGTCTTTGCTAGATATGCTGGTTCACGTTTAAAAATTGAAGGGGGAGAAATAAGAATCTTAAATGAAGATGAGATTCTTGCAACCATACAAGATCCTGAAATGATCTTGCATGAATATTAACATAGGAAGGAACTATGCCAGAAGAAGCAACAAAACCTAGTCAAAAACTAGTCGATTTAGACACAAGTGGTGAAGGTGCCGAAGTTGAAATTAAAGAGGAAGGAAAAAATGAAGAAGTTATTGAAGTCAATACTGAGTCCGCTAACACAGCTGAGAAATCTGATGTCGGCTCTGATGTTCAAGAAAGCAAACAAGAAACGAAGATCGAAGAAAAAGAAGAAACGAAAAAAGAAGCGCAAGACGAGAAACTAGAAGAGTATAGTGATTCGGTTAAAAAAAGAATTTCTAAACTTACCAGAAAGTGGAGAGAGGCAGAACGTCAGAAAGATGCTGCTATAGACTACGCTAGAGGCGTAGAGACAAAAAGAAAGACTTGGGAATCTAAATATAAACATTTAGATTCAGCTTATCTTAAAGATTCCGAAACAAGAGTTAAAAGTCAATTGGATGCTGTTAAAGCAAAATTGGCTGCAGCTATTGAAGGAGGAGATACAGCTAAACAAGTTGAAGCTCAAACTGAATTGAGCACATTAACAACTGATGCAAATAGGATTGCTACAGAGAAATCAAGAAGAGAAACTTATGAGAGGGAAACCCCTCAAGCTCCTCCCTACAGAGAAGGAATGGCACGACCAACGCCAACATCTTTACCTCAAGTAGACGAGAAAGCTGAAACATGGGCAGAAAAGAATGCTTGGTTTGGTAAAGATAAACCAATGACTTACACTGCTTTTGAACATCATAAGGATCTTGTTGAATCTGAAGGTATGGATCCTACATCTGACGAGTATTATGCTGAGATAGACAAGAGAATGAAGCTTGACTTCCCACATAAATTTGGTAAAACTAATATAAATACGACTAAACCCGCTCAGACGGTTGCTTCTGTTCGCAGAGGTGTAAAACCTGGTCGCAAAACTGTGAGCCTCACATCTTCACAGGTGCAAATTGCAAAAAAATTAGGTGTGCCACTCGAAGAATATGCGAAACAAGTATTAAACACGGAAGGAGCATAAGCATATGGAAAACAATAAAACTTCTCGTGCGAGCGAAACAAGGTCTAAATCTGAAAGACCAAAAGTTTGGACTCCACCATCATCTTTAGATGCACCACCGGCGCCTGACGGCTTTAGGCACAGATGGATAAGAGCTGAGACTCTAGGTTTTGACGATACGAGAAACGTACAAGGAAGACTTAGAAGCGGATACGAATTAGTGAGAGCTGACGAATATCCTGATTCAGATTATCCTGTGAATAAAGACGGAAAATACGCTGGGGTTATCGGAGTTGGTGGCCTAGTGCTGGCTAGGGTACCCGAAGAGATCGCTAAATCTCGTGAGGCTTATTTTGCTGAACAAACAAAATCTGCCGACGAAGCTTTAAAACACGATTTAAATAGGGAACAGCACCCAAGTATGCCAATCAATCAAGAGAGGCAGACTCGTGTAACCTTCGGTGGTACAAAGAAGGACGAATAGTCTTTCTCGGGATAACAACCAATTCCCTACTATCGATTTAAATTAACCGTGAATAGGTAAAACTATTCACACAAGGAGTAATAATATGGCTAACATAGACGCACCGTTCGGTTTTAGACAAGTGGGCGGACTAGGTAGCAGACCAACTTCTAACGGTACTTCACAGTATAAAATAAATAACGGCCAAACTGGCGCTATTTATGCTGGTGACGTTGTTGCGATGGGAGCAGTAGGTTCAGATCAAGCAGGTGGCGCAATCGCCGCTGGTTACATCGGATCTTCTGAGACTGACACAGCACGTAATGTAGGTATCTTTAATGGTTGTCTTTACCAAGACCCAACTACTAATAAACCAACGTTTCAAAACTATTGGCCGGGTGATATAACTGTCACTACGGGCGATATTGATGCCTTTGTTTACGACAATCCTGATGACTTATTCGAAGCTCAAACAGCTGGTACTCACACTCAAGCAGTAGTGGGTAGAGGTGTTGACATGGTATATGCAGCAGGTTCAGCAGTAAGCAATGGTAGATCTAAAGAGGAAATCACAGGTGCTGCTGTTGCAAGCGGAATGTTTGCAGTAGTAAGACTAAGTGAAGATCCTTCTAATAGCGACGTAAGTTCAGCGAATTCTAACTGGATAGTTAAATTCAACGAACACATATATTACAACTACGATATACAATAAGGAGTATAGGACATGGCAATATCACGACAGCAGCTCATTAAAGAGCTAGAACCTGGCCTAAATGCTTTATTTGGGTTGGAATATAAACAGTACGCGGATCAAACTAAAGACATCTACGCAACAGAATCATCTGACAGAGCTTTCGAAGAGGAAGTAATGTTATCTGGTTTTGGTGATGCAGCAGTAAAACCTGAAGGTCAAAACGTAAGTTTTGATACAGCTCAGGAAACTTACACTGCTAGATACACGATGGAAACAATTGCACTGGCTTTTGCAATCACAGAAGAAGCAATAGAGGACAACCTTTATGACAGACTTTCTTCTAGATACACAAAAGCTTTAGCAAGATCTATGGCGAGTACTAAGAATACTAAAGGCGCAGCTTTACTTAACAATGCGTTCACATCCGGAACTTTCGGAGATGGACAATTTCTTATAGTAAATTCGCACCCTACGTTATCTGGTAATCAAAGTAACTTGTTAACTAATGCAGCAGACTTAAACGAAACTTCTTTAGAAGCGATAATCATTCAGATTGCGCAAGCTAAAGATGAAAGAGGTCTTAAAATTGCAGCTAAACCGAGAAGAATGGTTCTTCCGGTCAACTTGCAATTCGTTGCAGAGCGATTGATGAAATCTCAAGGTAGAGTTCAGACAGCAGACAATGATATTAATGCAATCAAAAACATGGGAGCAGTTCCAGAAGGATATGTTATTAATAATTATTTAGCTGATGACGACGCTTGGTTTGTAATCACTGACGTACCTAACGGAATGAAACATTTCGATAGAGCACCGTTGAAAACTTCAATGGAAGGCGATTTCGATACTGGAAACGTTAGATACAAAGCTAGAGAGAGATACGCATTTGGATGTTCAGACTGGAGAGGAATCTTCGGAACACCTGGAGTGTAATCTTAAACAATTTATGTGGCGGAACACAGTTTCGCCACATTTACTAAATAGAAAGAAAAAATGCACAAATTCCTAGTACATATTAATGCTTACCAATATCTGGCTAAATTTGAAGTGTTAGCTGAAGATAATGTTGAATCTATTGAGAATTCAATAGTTGACAAACTGGGAGATAAGAGTATAAAATGGGAATATCTTGGAGAAATGATGAGTCCCAAGATGAACAGAATAACCTATGAGGAGGTTGTTGATGGTACAAGACCTGTACAAACAAAAAAGGTCCTTGGAGTTGAGGTGGCAGCTGGAGTATGAGCAAGAAGGAAAATATACTCTGGATATGGTCAAAATTGATAACGCTATTAGAGATGTTATCACTGAGATCAAAGCCGAAGAATCTAAAATTGCAGATAGAGAAAATGCAATTAGAAATTCTGCTCCAGAAGTTTCTGTGGCTACGTAGATAAACGCCACATCGTTGAAATCGTATATTTCTTTTGCGCCCTCTTGCGCTCTTTAAAAAATTAAGCTATAAATCACTTACTATACAAATTTAATAAAACTATAAATGTAGACGCGTATAGTCGACTGCCCTAGGGACTACATTTAAATATTCTAGGAGGAATATTATGGCAAACACAACGTTTAATGGTCCAGTTAGATCCGAAAAAGGATTTCAACAGATCAATAAAGCTGCAAACACAGGAGTTGTTACATCAAGGTTTATAGGAATGAAACCAGATTTAACTAGCTTAACAGCTACTGCTGTGGCAACATCAGGTACATTAACTTATGCGGCTAATGTAATTACAATTAATGATTACACAGGCGCAGCTGCTCAAGCGGTAACATTACCGGCAGCAACTGTAGGAACTATCGTAGTGCATCTTCAATCAAAAGATGTAGCGCATTCATCAGTTGCTACACTTAGCTTTGATTGTGCAGGGGACGATGTATTCAGAACTGGTTCAAAAATTGAAACTACTTCTGGTGCAGAAGTAACTATTGATACGTCTATCGCAGATGAAACTAAAATGACGTATACACCTGTTAATGCAGCCACTAATATATTTTCAACTGGTTGTTATGTGTATTTTACATGCTTTGAAAAAGGTATTTGGAATGTCGCTAGCGATTTAGGAAAATATACAACAGCTACTGCAGGAACTTTCCTGTTCAGTACTTAATAGATAAACTTTGTGAGCTCCTTCGGGAGCTCGCAGAATAGGAGAAAAATTATGAGTACATACCCAGTAGATATAAAAAGTACTAACATTACCTCAGCTGGAGCGGGAACTATTTTTGGTGGCCCGTGTAGAATACTTGGACTTTATTATAATGGAAGTGCAGGTGCAGGATCTATAGAAATTTTAGATAATGCTACTAGTCTATGCACGATTGCTTCAGGCACTGGAACTGTATATATGCAATTTCCAGGAACTGGTCTTCGTTGTCAAACAAGTGGAAAATGCACTTTAACAACTATTGACGAAGTTACATTCTTTTACGGTTAGGAGGATAAATGGCAACATCAGGAACAGTTGCATTTGAGCCTTCAATAACACAATGTATTGAAGAGGCTTATGAAAGATGCAATGTACAATTAACATCTGGTTATAGTCTTAAAACTGCTCTTTTTTCACTTAACATTTTATTTTCCGAATGGGGAAATAGAGGTATACATTTTTGGTCTGTTTCTAATACTAATATTTATATAAATAGCGGACAGAATACTTATGATATTTATAAAAGTGCAGCGGCTAGAGGGTCAGATACAGTTAACCCTGCAAGATCAGACGCTTCTAGTACTTTTATTTATAATGCTACAGATATTTTAACTACTTCTTATAGAAGTGATGATGGAACAACTGATCAATCAGATATTATTTTAACTAAAATTGATAGATCGACTTATGCTGCTTTAACTAATAAAGAATCACAAGGAGTTCCAAGTCAATTTTGGATTCAAAGATTCATTAATAAAACTACTTTAACTACTTATATTACACCAGGATCTTCACAGGCAGGTAAATTTCTTAATATTTATTATATAAGAAGATTAGAAGATCCAGGAATCGCGTTCCCGGATACAGGATCTCCTCAAACAACTGGTACTCCTTATGCTAATAACCCGGAAGTTCCTTATAGATTTTATCCATGTTTAGTTTCAGGTTTAGCTTTTTATTTAAGTCAAAAAATTAATCCTGCAAAAACACAAGAATTAAAATTATATTATGAAGATGAATTAGCTAGAGCATTAGCAGAAGATGGTTCAGCTTCTAGTACATTTATTACACCTCAAACTTATTATCCGGCGGTATCATAATGACAGCGCGATTTGCCCAAGGGAAATATGCGCTTTCCATTTCAGATCGAAGTGGTCAAGCATTTCCTTATTTAGAAATGGTTAGAGAATGGACAGGAGCCTGGGTCCATATTTCTGAATACGAACCTAAATCTCCTCAATTAGAAATTAAAGTTACAGGAT